CCGCCCTTCTCGCTCATGAATAATGCAGGCTGTTCGGCCGGGGCCACGTCTGCCCAGTGCCGTAACCGCCGGTTTGTACTGGCAAAGCTCGCCGCGCCTGCCGCTAGTGCCCAGAGTGCGGCATAGATCGACTCGCGGATGATCATTGCCAGCTCTCCAAGCCCTGGCGATCCGATGCGATCATTGCGATACCGCTTCCGCCGCAGCAGTCTCCACCTCGTCGCGAATTGCGGGCGTCATGTCGTTGAGTGCCGAGCGCAGGAAAGAGCGTTCGGCGAGATTCATCCGGCGATCATAGGCTCTCACGCTGATCGTCTTTTCAGCGATCGGCCGACCGAACGCCTCTCTGATGCGCCGCAGACTCGCCCTGATAGTGACCGTTCCGGCAAAACCGTATTCCTGCGCGCCGGCATATCGACTGTCGCTAAAGACGCTGGCGGTGATGGAGCCGCCGCTTTGATCGATCCGAAAGTCGATGCTCGATTTGAGTGAGCCAGTACGGCTCCTGAGCACCTGTCCGCTCAGCTTGTCTTGCTGCACGTCTCGCTGCAATTCGATCCCAAGGCGCGTAATCACGCTAAGGAGCCGCGAATTGACCGCTTCAGGCAAAGCGCGCAGCCGCTCCAGCGCCTGCTGGTCGCCGACTAGATCGGCCGTGATCACGCGACACCTACGAGTGTCGCTGTATCCGTCTGGGTCGGCGCCGACATCAGAAATCCGGCGACCGGCGTGACGAGGCGGTATTGCTGGATCAATGTCTTGACCGCGTCGCTCATGTCTTTTTGCGAATATGACACGGTCTCGCCGCCGCCGATTGCCCGCGCGATCTCGCCGACTCGATTGCGTTCGCGGTAGCGCAGCGCCACGAGCTCGATGCAGGCTTGGGCTAGCTCCGGCGGTATCACGGCATAGCCCGCCGTATATTTCAAAGTCACGCAGCCCGCCTTTCGCGGTACCACGTATCCCCTGATCACGATTTGCGTCGGGGTAAAAAGGTAACCGGCCTGGGTTGCGAAGGTGCTGACGGTAGCGATGCCGGGTGGCGCCGGCGGAGAAACCGGAATGGGCGGGATCGCAAGGCCGTCGACGACGACAAGGCTGACGGCGCTCACCGGGAACGCCGAAAACTGGTACCGCACTTCGCCGGTGCCAAGGGCGCTCCCGAGACCGTCCCGCGTCTCGACCCAGTCTTGCAGAGTGATCTGCCGGTTGAGCCAAGTCTGAATGTATTGGCTCGCTGCCGTGATCAAACGTGTCAGCAGCACATCGTCGGTTGCTGGAAAGGCGTTCTGCCCGGTCTGCAACCATGCCTTGACATCCGTCAGGGTCGTCAAATCGCCAAAACTCGCCTGGGTCGGAGCGACGCCAGCCATCACCCTCGCTCCGCCTCGTCATCCGCGACATATTTATGCTCCGCCGGAATCTGGCGGTCGTGGATCACATATCCGGCATTGTGGAGCAGATAAACTGCGGCCCGGCGGGGTACGTGCACTACCCCCTCGGGGTCGTGCACGTACCGCTCGGTCCCGTGTCCGATGGCATCCCACACCGGGAAAATAGCCCGTAATGCGATTAGATCAGACACGGCAGTTTCCCTCTTCAGTCCAAACGAGAGACCTGAAAGCGCAGCTCAGCCGTTGCCGATGTTGCAGATCACGCCCATCGCGAACGGTGCATAAACGGCGAGAACCTCTTCGGCATAGACGCCGACCTGGCGTTGACGGGTGACGAGGGGCCAGTCAATCTGATAGTAATCCTGCCGGGTTTTGATTTCGGCGACGTTCGGCACCTCGTTCGACTGGTATTGGATCGGCAGGTTCTCGGTCCAGCCGATGATCGTGCCGGCTGGCACGCGCGGGTGGATTCGGATCGGGATGCGCAGACCGCCATTGATCGCGAACGGGTTGTAGTAGAACTGCACCACACCAGACGCGGTCACCTGGTACTCGCCTTGGCTGCCGTCCGCGGCGGAGTCGAAGCGCAGCAATGGCCCGGACGCGTTGGAAAGGACTTTGTTGGTGATGTTCTTCAGCTCCTGCGAGTTGACATACAGGACCGTTGGGGACAGTTCAAATTTGTCCCACATCTGCTGGAACATGGCATCGATCTCGACAACCGAGCCACGACCAGAGGCAGTCAGTGGCGTTCCGGTGCCCGCGGGCCCGGTCGGCATGATATTGACGTAGGCGTTCGAGCCGGGTTTTAGCGCGGTGGTCAGCAGGCCGTCATAGGCATAGCTGAGGTTGGCCGAATTGTCACTAGTTATCGCTGACTGCGCCTGGTTACCCGTGCTGAGAGGAGCCGAGATGGCCAAGCTGTTGATCGTGGTGATTGCCTGCAAGGTCTCTCCGCCGGGAACATTGGCGACATACCACGCATACGCGACTGCACCCTGGATCGGGGTGACGCTGCAATAAAGAGTCTCGCCGAGAGTCACTGCCTGACTTGCCTCGGCACTGATATCGGACGACCCACCCGACAGAACGTAGCTCCTGCCATCGGCCCCGGTGACGGTCATCGAGGTGGCGACCCCGCCCAGAATGCTTGAATTCTGGTAACCTTCGAGGGTTAGCCCAACGACCATGACATAATAGGTTGCCGTCGGGAGCGTGGCTCCGGTGCCAGCCACCGATAACGTGGGGGTGGCCGGGGTCCCGAGTTGGAGAGACGCATTACCGGCGAGAATTGCCATTTCCTCTTTCAGCATCATTTTCTGTAGAAGGCGGAAGGTCATGCGTGCCTGGATATCCTCGAATTCGCGGCCAGCCGAGATTGCTTCGAAGGTCGCCGCGTCCTCCTCGCCGATCGTCACGTAGGTGGCCGATTTATTCGAGGTCGAATAGGACATCTGCCCCGAGCGCTGTCCTTCCGGCACCCAGCCCATCGCGTCGAAGCCGGAGCCCATGATGGCATTGACTTGGCGCCAGTTGGTTGCAGTGCCGGTTCCGCCGCCAACGCGTGGCATGACGTTCCGGATTGGCGTCACGAACGGATAAAGGTTCTTGGCTGGTGCTTGAAGGTCGTAGGCAACCAGACCCGTTGCCGTCGAGATCGACTTGGCAAGCGTGTCGTCCGGCTTGGCTAGAGCTCCTTTCAGCAGCTGCAGAGATTCTTGGGTAATCGGATTCATCGGATGGTCCTCCCAGACGGGGGGCAATAAAAAGCCCGGTTATGGCCGGGCGGGTGAAGCCTCTTGGCGAACCGCAGCGTTCTCGAGAGGCCGAAGAGAGTGAGATTGTATCGGTGTTACCCAGCGCGCTCAGCGGGGGCGATCCCGAGCACCCGTATCGGGTTGGCGTAGCTCGCCTTGATTAGTGTCAGCGTCTGTTCCTCTTTGCTCATATTGGCGAGGGCGGCTGCTATCGTGTCCGGCGAAAGCTGGGTTTCGCTCGTGTTTTCGCTGCCGCGGCCATCCTGCTGCTTCGAGACAGAGATGCTTCCGCGAGCCATCGTCAGTGGGGGAAGCGGTGTGCGCGCAATATCATCGACCCGCTTTGTCAGACGGTCGAGCAGCGGGACCATCTCGCCCAGGGTTTTGACGAGTGCGGCTTTTTCGGCACGTTCATCGGCCAGCACCTCGGCAAGCCCTCCGACCCGCATGGCCTTTCCGGGCTCGAATTGGGTGCCTTGGTGCTCTTGCTCACCAACAGGAGGCGCTCCAGCGCAGGCAGCGCCAGCGGCCACCAAATGGTCGTGCGCCGCGCAAAGTTGCCCAAAGGTTTCCGAAGAATGGCGGGCACCCACCTTTGTCACCTGATCGGTCTCGCCGCACCCTCCCTCGGCGGCAGCCGGCCCAAAGGTTGCCGGCTGTCGAGAGCAGGTAGTCGCATCCGTCAGTTTGCGGATGCATTCGTGGGCGATGTCCATAAGGTTCTGGTGCGCTGGCCGATATTTTGGGCGAGTCGTCCCACTGGCGGCGCGCACTTTCGAAGTATCGACTGTGGCGTTGTCGCCGGGGCGAAAATCGGCTGCCGGCGGGTTCACCTGCGGTGCGACTTCGCTGACGTCGCCGACTGCATCAACCGCCGACGCTAGCGAGGTAACGGCGCCCGCCTCCAGCAGATGGCCGCGCGCCTTGCTGAGATGCTCCCTCTCATCAACCGGCAGGCCGTCAATCTCCATGCATTTGTCGCAAGCGTAGAGGGCCATGTCTGCCAGCGCTTGATCAGCGTGGGAGTGCTTGGCCTTGGCGAGGAGGCAGGTTGCGAGATGCTGCATTTCCGGATCTTGCGTGTTGAGGAGCATGGCAATGCGCGCTGCACCGCGCCGACCGGCGGCGCATCTGAGCAATTTTGCTGTGTCCAGCCCAGAGGGTCCCAGACCTGAATGCACCGTTTCGACAATTTCGCCGGTCTCTTCAGCAACCAATGCATTCAAGAAGCTGCAGAGTTCGCCGATGATAGCCTGAAGCCGGAGCGGCTGTGGCGACTGGTCGTCTTCCATCGCCGCCTCGATCTCAAGAGCGTCGCGAAGCCAGTCGAGTTCGAGAATGATCTGCGCTATGCGACCAACATCCCACAGCGCTTTGGTCATTGCGGCGCACGATGCCTTCGCGTCATCCCCGAATGAGGGCGGCCCATTGATATCGATCGCCTCCTTCCAAGCGGCGACAATCTTGTCTTTGATGTGCTTCAGCTGGGAGGAGGTATACGCGGCCGCGTTTGTTGGCTTGTTGATATAGCTCCAGGCTGCGCGGATATGCCGCTCAGTATCAATCGGGTAACGGCGCTTGCCGTCCGGCTGATATCCGGGATCGGCATAGCTTACGCCGCGATGATGAGAGCGAGGTAAATTACTGGATCCATCGCTTGTTTTTTGGTTTTCAGCCCCCTGGTCCCCGCCAGGGGCAAGCTTGGCGAGCGCTCCTTCGGCCGTCGCGATCGCCTTCCTTGCCGCATCGATCGCAACTTCGGCTCCGGAAGGATCTACGTACCTCGTTTGTTCCGGCTGACGGCCAACAACATCTGCGGTTTGCCCGGGCGTTCGTTTCTGAAGGCACCTCAAGGCCTCGTTTTTGCCGCGATGATGGTGATCAGCCACGCCGCACGCCCAGATCTGAACTGGCGGGTTGAAGGGCTCGGCCGTGACCACCGAGGCCTGATCTCCATGGAATTGTCCTCCGACGTCGGTAGCTTTCCAACAGTCAAACACCGCCTCGGGGTTTGCGGGCCGGTCGACGAGCGAAATTTCATTCAGAACCAACCCAGTAATGACTTTTGGATTACCTGGTTCGCGCCGGGTGACCTTGCCGCCAATCGAAAAGCCGCGATAGACTTGATTTTTGACCTTGGCAACCGCGACCGGGTCGACAACATGGGCAACGATCCGGGTCACACCATCATCACCCACTTCGGCCTCAAGGGTAGTTCCGGCAGCTGAGAGCTGATGCATTTCGCGCAGTGTGGGGAAGCGCATATAATCCGGAATCGCTGCGCGCATCGCGTCTGCGTGCACGACTTCTCCCTGATCGTCCACTGCCTCGGATGTTGCAATCCCATGCACGCGGACGGTTCCGTCGTCCTGAGGCTCGACCTTCTGAATTGCGCCGTAGAGTCGCATGATCAATGTCCCGCCAAAAAACAGTAGGAATGCCTCGAGTGACCCGTCATTCTTTCCCTTCCCGACAATCCGATCGAGTACTGAGCGATAGATGATCTCTGCAGCTCCTCGCGAAACTTTCCGACATCGGATCAGCACTCGTGACGCGATGGGCGTTGGCCACGGTTGAGATTGGCAAATTCATCATCCGCGCGACTGCCGCGATGCTGTATCCCGCCTGGCGCGCCAGAGCGATAGTTTCCCGCACCCGATTACTCAGGCGATGGACACGACGGATCCTCCTCACAGCCATCATCTGATCCGAATATGGCGGACAGTCACAACAAGCACCTGGGCCGGCTAATGGATGGCGCCGTCGGGGTTCACTCTTTTTGTGGTGGTCGCATCGGGCTTGGTTTTCGACGCGAGGGCGTTGCGCAGAAGGACCGGCCCTTGGGCGGTCAGGAATATCGGCTCGTCACCCCCCTCGATCGGGTCCAGCCCAAGGATGTCGCGCGCTTCGTTTACCGTATAGATGCCGCCCTTTACATAGTCGCTGAGAATGGCCGATTGGTCCTTCGGATCTGTCGGTCTTACTTCTGACCAGGCAAATTCAAGATCGATATGTCCCATACGGATCTGAATGACGTTGTCGACGAGCCGCTTTACCCAGCCCATCAGGGGCGCCAGCCCCTCTTCGAGAGCCGCTTGCTGGCTCGTTTGCGCGGTTGCGCGATTGACCTGGGGAGTGAATGCGGTCGGCGGCAATGAAAACGCGTAGCAGACGATCCGCGCCAGCCACTCGTCGAAATCGTCCTTATAGGGCGCCTCCTTGAATGGCTGGTACTTGGCCCCGCTCGGTCCCCACAGCAACCGCGTCCGGCTGCCTGTATTGCCCGCGAGGGTCGCGTCAAACCACTCCTGGAACTGACGAACCTGCTCGGGATTCCAACCGTCAGGCGCGTTAAGCAGCCCGGCCGGAACATTGCCCTCGGTGAAGTGCTGGAGTTGCATCATCTGCCGGCGCAGACCGATATTTACAGTGACGACAATCTGCTCGACGGGGCTGAAACCGTACGCCTTGTGCGGTCGGCGGTTGCGCGGCAGATAAATAAGCTCGTCATCGCGCAACAAACGCCAGGGTCGGCCATGGATGACCTGCTCATATGCCGGCGCGGGAGGCTCTGGCCGCCGCCCGGTGTAGTCGATCAGTACTTTGATGGTCGACCCGTCGACAACGTCCAGGCCAGTGATGCCGCCGCCGCGATTGCGGCGGATCTCGAAGGCCGGCGCGTCCAGGACGAGCACGTCCTCGAGCGCTTCGCGCAACCAGGTTGCAAAGGGTTGCTCACCATCCGGCTGTGACCAGAACTCGGTCAATCGATCAATCCGCGCCGATGCATTGGCAAGCGGATCTCTGTCCTTGCGCGATCTGATGGTCCACTCGAGCTTCTCGATCTGATCCTTTCGCGTCTCAATTGCCAGTCGGGTGATGTCGTGATTTTCTGCTAATGCCCTAAGCTCATCGAAACCGATCGGCTCGTAGGAGCGCGGCGTGTAGATCGTATTGTAGCCGACCGGAAAATCCCACAGCCGCACCCGCTCGCGCTCGGGCGGAACCAGCGGATATGCGGGGGAGAAGATCCCCTGGTCTGGCTGAAAGACGTCGCGAAACCGGGTGATATCGTTTTGGGAGCCCCAGCCGCCCCAGCTATAGGAGACGAGCGGCGTTCGCTTCCCGCCGGCGGGCGGCATAGCTTACTTCGCGCCCGTTGAAAAGCCGACTTCGGGCATCCTCAATATCCTCCCGCGATCGGCGCGCGCGCCCAGGTGTTGGGTGCGACGCAGACGTAAAGATAATTGCTGTCGTGCGTGATTTGGTTGGTCGAGCAGGCCGACGACGAGGCCGGCGACGCCGAGCCGATCAGCCCGCCCAAATTGTTGAGCGTCTGCGGCGTCGCCGCCACGACCCGGAAGTTGGAACCATCAAATTGCAGCGCCGTAAAATCGTAGTTCTGGCCGGTCGCCAGTGTGATCGAGTTGATCGAGGTGCCGCCGGCCGCGGGAACCAGGATCTTCTCACCGGCTGTACCATTTACCTGGACGGTCATCGTCTTGCCGTTGTCGGTCGCAAACCCCATGATCCAGCCTACGGCGATCGATGCCGTCGACGGCAGGGTTACGGCCAATCCGGCGGCGGGTGTGTTGTAGCTCGACACTGCGTTCCCATTGTCGCTCTGCGAGGCGGCGTAGGTGCTGACCGCCGGAAAGCTCCACCGGTTGACGCCCCCGGCGTTGCCGGTGATCCCGATTTGGGTCGCGGTCGCCGGCGTCGCCCCGACGATGCGGAAGTTGCTGCCGTCGAATTGCAGAACCAGCTGCTCGTAATTCCCCGATGCAAGCGAGGCCGAAGTTGCAACGGCGCCGCTGCCGGGGAATAGGATGTGGCCTCCCGAGGTTCCATTGACCTGAACAGACGCGGTCTTGTTGCTGTCGCTGGCGATTCCGATCGTCCAACCCATGGGGATCGCGGTTGTCGGCGGCAGGGTCACCGCAAGGTAGGAAAGCGGGCTGTTGAAGCTCGATACCACGTTGCCGTTGTCGGCAACCGTCGCCGCATAGGCGCTTGCTGCCGGAAAACTCCAGTGACTGATTCCACCGGCGCCGATCATGCCGATCGCCTGTGCCGTGGCCGGCGTCGCATCGACCACCCGGAAGTTGCCGCTTCCGTCGTACTGGAGTGCGAGAAACTCGTATGCGCCTTGGCTGGTATTGGCAAGTGTCAAACTCCTCGCTGATGACCCCGAACCGGGCCACACGATTTGACCGCCGGACGTAGCATTAACCTGAACCGACAAGGGTTTCGTACTGTCGGTGGCAAACCCCATGCTCCACCCCGTGGGCAGTGTTGCCGTCGCTGGCAGGGTCACCGTCAGTCCCGCTGCAGTATTGAAGCTGGACAGAACGTTACCATTGTCTCCCAACGTCGCGGCGTAGCCGGAGGTCGATGGGTAGAGCCAATTGCTGGGCCACGGGGGTGGATCAAAACCGTTTACAAGGCGTGTGCTGCGAGTAGAGGAAATGACGCGCCAATTGTTGCCGTCCGACTGCAGGGCGACGAACTCATAATTCCCGGGGCCGAAAGTGATTGAGGATACCGCCTTGCCACCCGACAGGATGGCGCCAGATGATGCGGTGACCGTCATGCCCTTGCCGTTGTCCGTCGCAAAACCCATTGTCCAGCCGGGATTGACGGTGGCTATGGCCGGCAGCGTTACAGTCAGCGAGGCGCCGGGTGCGTTATAACTCGAGACATTGAGCCCGTCGTCGATGGGTGCCGCCGTATAGGTTGGGACGGATGGGAATAGCCAAGCACTGCGGGACCCATTGCCGATCACCGTGACGCCGGTCGAGGTTGGGCCATAATTGACGGTGGCACCGCCATAGTTCGGATTGATCAGGACATTGCCGATGCTGGCGGTCGCGTTGATCGCAGTTAGGCAATTGAAGTAGGGGGACACGAAGGTGTTGAGGCCATTGTGGTTGAAAGTGATCGAGAGGCAGGTCGGCGACACCTCCAGATCGAGGCCGAAAAACACGTTACTGAAATTGTAGCCGTTCTCGAGTACCAAACCGCGACCGCCCGTACCCTCCGCCGTGCCGGCGCCCGAAATTCGCGAGAACTGGGTCTGCTCCAGTGCCACACCAGCGGAGCCTCCGGTCGATACGCATACTGCATAAATATCGCTGTCGAGGACAAAATTGAGTTGGCAGCCGCCTGCGGCCGTATTCGTACTCGCATTATGGACAACGAGATGATCGATCTTCGCAGAATTGTGGGCGTCGGAGAAATCCGTCTTGCCGAGTACCACTGCATAAGCAGCGGTATTGGCGTCGACAAACAGCGTGCCTTCCTCCTTGAAGTAGAAGCATCCCGTCGGGCTGGTTGACGAGCCACCGCCGCACTCGATTTGGAGCACCGGGCCCGCAGTTATTGACCGACCGTCAATCGTCGCCCCTTCCGATATCAACCTGAAACCATTGGTTGCTTGCCCGGCGTAGTCGATCACAATGGGTGAAGTGACTTTGTAGGTGCCAGGGGGGAAATGCACCGGCCAATTGTTCGTGATCGCTGCCGCGATCGTCGTGCTGATCGCCGTGGTATCGTCATGGGTATCGTCGCCGAATGCGCCATTGCAGCGCACATCAATCCAGGGTTGCCCCGAACACACCAGCACGCTTCCGCCCAAAGTGGCTGTACCTGTCGCGGAAAAGGTCGAGAAATTCCCCGGCGACTGCGCGAAGCTCGGGAGTGCGATGCCGAGCCCGAACGCGAACGCGGCGAGCCAGAGCAATCCCTTCATCCTGGATATTCCCGCCGTATTACGGTTAAGACCGGCACTATCTCATCACCAGCGACGGGCCGCGAAGGCCTGGCCCGTCGTGCTACCCCAAAGGCTGACGGCCCCGGCGGGACGGTAGCCCGAGGGTGTCATGAAGACCGCCCCTGCAGGAATGGGGATCGAGGCACCGCCCGAAGCCGCGACGCCGACATCGCATACGTACAATGTATCCGATGAATTGTTGGCTACCAGGTAACCGTTACCAGGGACGACGCCGGCGAACAAAAGCTGCGCCGTGCCTCCTGTTATCACTGTCCCGCTGCCGTCAACAGCAGCCGCACCGGCCGTATTGACAACAGGCAGCGGTGCGGT